AACAGCAACGCCTAATTCATCAAAAGGAATTTTAGCAGTAAGCAGTCCACGGTTTGCATCAAATAGGGTACGGCTCATCCGCTGCAACGCTTTTTCCATTACTGTTATTTCGGTTCCAGCCAATTCGGTTGCGTGTCGGAGTGTAGATAAAAATTCAACTGATAAACCAACTCTCTGGCTCATCTTTTCTAAACTTTCGGCAGCATCAATTGCATTTTTAATCATATAACCGAAGGCAGCAATTGCGGCAGTACCCATAAGGGTTAGTTTTGTTTTTAGGCCGTTGATAATATTACCCATCGCACCAAAGGAAGTGCTCATTTTAGTTTTCAGTTTATCAACAGAGCTGCCCACGGACCTAAGCGGCGGCTTAACTCCGTTTATAGCAGTTACAGCGCCTTTGTTGTTACCATCTATTTGTATTTGTACTTTATTGGGCATTCTCGACTTCGCTCGAATTAAAATTTATTATTTTCTATTTTTAATCTCATCAATTTGTTTTTGCTCAATAGCAGTTTTAATATCTGCGAGCCAGTTCCATTCAAGTTCTGTTAAGTCATCAATATTAAAATGAACGCCGCCTTTTTCTAATTTCAGCAAGTATGCGGCGTGTGTAAACCTTGCATCTGGTTTATAGTTTAAATTGTAATCGGTTTTAATATGAGCAACGACATTTACATCGCCTCTATATTTTTTTAAGTATTCTTTTTCTTTCTCCGGCGTCCAGGCGCTTTCCCATTCCCGGAGTTCCTCAGCAAAGTTGAATTTTTTTTTATAAGATAATTTGTCTCGTCAAATAAAATAGTTTTAACGGTTTCCAGCAGGTCGGAAGCTTTTTCACGTATTACGGCTTTCCATCCTTCATAATAATTTTTGTTTTGTGGATCGGATGAGATAGGTTTATTGTTAACACCAAAAGCACCCTCGCTAACGCCGGTAATAAATTCTAAAACAAAATCGAGCTGCTCTTCAACAATATCTTCCATCTTAATACCGGCGTTTAGTTTTTCAATTGTTAATCCTTTATAACGAAGCCGATCGGAACTGTTAACCGTACGATGGTAAAAAATAATATTTGTACCGCCGAGCTTGTCATAAATATGTACCTCATTCTTTTCAGATGTTGTAAGGTCCCTCATTATATCCCTCTCTGTTATTTAAATGTTATTACAATTTCGTTGTTGCCTGCTGCAATGGTTGGGTTGATATTAAAGCCCAGCTCCCAGGTTAACACGTTTTCGCGGTTGCCGTATTTTGGAATTTCTATGTTAGCCCCGGTTACAGCTATTGCAAAATCGTTGCCTGCGCTTGCAGTAATATCCAGCGCAATATTGGCTGCGGTGGTCTGGTCCCAAATATTCCACGGGTTAAGCGTACCAAGCGCAACCGCCTCGGGGTTCATAGATCCCTTGCTTTCCCTATTGCTTATAAAGTATTGTCCAATACCGTTGTTAGCAGAGTTTGCATCCTTTTGCGGGCTTACGGTATTGCCAATATCCAGCATTAGCTCTTCAATTACACCGCCCCAGCTGGCGTAAGTAAATCCTAACTGGCTGCATTTAATTGGTGCAACGGCTTCGTGTGTTGGTGTTGCCATTCCGATATCGGCTGCGTTATCAGCATAGAGCCCTGTAAATTCCCAATCCACCGTGCATATCTCACCGGCTTTCATATTAAGCTTGAATGTGCCGCGTGCGCCGTTAATTTTATGCAGTACACCGCCAATGTAGAACCATATTGTTATACTGCTGCTGGCGCCGCCCATAGTTGAGTTTGGTGTGTATGCAACTGAGGTGCCCCCGGTTATTGCCTCGGTCATATTACAGGCCCCGAAGAGCGGACCGTAACGGCTGGGTGTTTCGTTTGTGCCGGAGTGTTTAAGTTCGGTTGTAAATGCAATTTTCATTCCATCGCCAACGTTAACACCTTTTAACCTGCCGAAGGTAGGCATAGCAACTTCGCGGCTGCGCGGCGAACCTAAAATCTCAAATGCCGGCTCGCCTTTAACTATAAGCGAATCGGTTGCCCCCGCCGGTGTTGGATCAGTACCGTAAACGCTTTCAATCTTTGCTGTGATTAAACTTTTATCTGCTTGAAACATTTTTTCACCTATTTATTTTTTAATTTCTTTTTTTCCGTTTTCTCTTTTGTTCTGTGTCTTAGCACAAGCTTGCCATCTTTTATAAGATAAGAGCCCGGCGGTATGTTGTTACGCTGCTCATCGGTTAGTATTGCAGTTAAAGGAATGTGCTTTTTATTTTTTAAGTTCATTCCCTCTTCTTTGTTTTTAATGTTATCATCCATCATTACTCCACGCATTTTTGCGGTATTGAATACCGATTGTAATTGTTAAATCTGAAATAATATTTCCATAGATATCTTTTTTATTCCGCTGGCTGCCAATGTACCTGGTGTGGAATGCTGCCGCACTCCAGGTTAAATCCGTACTAATATTTTTTAAGATATCTGCTTTCATTTTTCTAATGTTTGCTGCTTCGGTTCCTCTTGCAATTATGTCTATTTCAACCAGCATATCAATATCATCTAACTGCTGGCTGCTCTCGCTAGCTTCGCCTATTTTATCATCACTTACATCGCGGAGGTTAATTATTTTTGTTTTTGCTTTTTCAATACTTGCAACGTTCGGAAAGTTATCGTACACTTTTTCAAACGTTGTGTAGTAATCGCTCCCGGACGTTATCGCCTCGAACCGGGTTTTAATTGCTGCAATTATCGTATCATCTTGTATGCTGGGTTTTGCCATATATATTTAGTCCTTAGTGCTTAGTCCGTTGTGCGTAGTCTTAAGTGACCTTCTGTTCGCTTAAGTAAAGAACCGTCATTCCTTCGCCATCGGGAATAACTTTTGTAACGTAATAAGTTGTGCTATCTATAATCATAATCGTATCGTGATCTGCGCCTGTCACATCGGTGCTTATTGCCATTGCCATCGGCTGCTCAATTTCAACTTCGCCGGCTTCGGTTTCTATTGTATCGCCTTCTAAAAAGAAGTTTACATTTATAGAAACGCCGTCACCGGTTCCATCAACTTTGAAATTAGCACTGACGGCAAATTCATCAGTGCTAATAAAAGCTGAATTAAATGTTGAATCGATTGCGGTCATTTATCAACAGGTGCATCGGTGTAATCATACGTGCTTTTCCATTTACCAAATGCTTTCTTTGCATCGCTGTCATTTGGCTCTGCACATCCATTAAAAACAAGTTCCCTTGCATCTTCGGAATCAGATTCCAACTCAACAAAATCACCCGCAACAAAAACTTTGCCTTTAACCATACACTGTGCACGTTTAATTTTATCTTTACCAAAACCCTTTTTATTCAAGATTTTGAATTTTCCCATCTTCGTTTCCCTTCTTAAATTATTTTTAGATAGGCCCGACACAAGTGCCGGGCTGTTATTAGTTTTTAACAAATTAGTTTACGCTGGTTGCAACTGAAAATGCTCCTGCCTGCCTTACACCAACATCAACAGTAGTTATTGCAGTAATAACACTTACGCCCGTTCTTTCAATCTTATTTGCGTAAATGTCCATATTACCCCACTCTGCAAGTATGAGCTGTGCAAAGTTGCCGAAGAAAATGTATCCTGCGCTTACCTGGTTGGTTGATGGTATTGGGTAGCCATTCATCATATTCCCTTCGCAAAGGTAGCCCGATACGCCGGCATCTTTTAACCTGGTTTTCAACATACCCTTAATCCCGGGTGTGGTTACATAAGCAAACGTACCTTCCAGTGCGTTTGCTGTATCAACATCGCTTTCATGCTCAACTGCAGCAGGCCAATCATACGAAGCGCCTGATACGGCTCCGATGCCCGAGGTGCCCGCAATGCCGGTTGGCTGTCCGCTAGAGCCCGTACCGTGCAGCACAGCAAGATCAATTGCAATTGCAAGTATGGTTGCAATGTCATCCATTACAAGAGCGCCTGCATCGGGTGTGCCCTGTAATAAAAGCCTTCTGGAAATATCAACAGATGCGCCAACATCTTTAGGCGATAAAGCCAGCGTTCCGGTTGTCGGTGTTGATTCGGTCATCGATGCGCTTTCGGTTGCAGCCCATAATGCGGTTGCGCCTGCGGTCCATTTCGGTATATCAACATTGCCGACTAAGCCCCTCAGCATTCTCGCTCCAAGCCGCTGTGTGAGCATCTTGTTACGCAAATGCTCGATGAATAAATCAGGACGATGATCGGTGCCAACGAGATAACCACCGGTTCCAGCCGTGCCCGCAGTTAGGTCTCTCTTGCTCAGACCGCGCAATGTTTTACCAACCTGCACATCATAAGGCAAATAAATACCCTGTGGGGATGTACCAACTTTTTTAGCGATTGCCTCGCTGCATTCAATTTCAAATGCGGCAGCTTCGCGTGTTGCCCTGTCATTCTTATTCAACACATAACGCACCATATTCATAATATCATAATTGGCAATCTCTTTGCCTGTAAGATCGAGTTTAGAATCGGGTACAGCCAGCGGTTTATCAAAATCAACATTATCCCAAACGTGCGAGCGGAATTTATCAACACTCCACTTTTCTTTAATGGCTGTTTTAGCAACCGCTTTAAGCTCATCTTCGCTGCCCTTGTAAATCCTTTTTACCTGGTCTGCGATGGCTTCTATTCCCTCTCTCCTTTGAACTTCCAGATCAGCAAGTTCGTCCGGGGTGAGTTCTTTCTTTTCCATAACATTCTTCCTTTCATTAATTGTTATTGATAGTTTTTCGTTTTTAGTTTTAAGATTTTTTAACAGCTTCTTTGCTAATCCATCAAGGTCTGTATCGCTTAAATTGCCCTGGTTATTTATTTCGATTATATAGGGGATTTTATCTAACTTCTTTTGAAGTTGAGGGTTATCGGCTTTAATACCGGGCTTATCAAATAAAGATGGATCGATTTGCAGCTCGCTCTTAAACTTGCTAACTTTATCGGCACCGATCGCAACGAGGGAGCCCTCTTTTTCTTCCCAGGCAAGGCGGATAAGCATGCGCATTTTATCGCCAAAATTATTTTCAAACACACGACCGTTAATTTCTTCACTCTCCCCCGGGCGCAGCTCAATGGTTTTATCTTCAAAGGTTCTGTAACCGGCGGATAGGTCTGTAAGATGTCCTTCACTCACTTTGCTCTCTTCCTCTTTAGCACCACTCCAAAAGAATACATCGCCCAGCAGCTCTTTGCCTTCGGTCCTTAAATTTCTAATAGAACCCTTAACGGCAGATGTAGAAAAACGTGAGTGTGAATCGAGCAAGGGCACCTGTTTATTTTCAGGGAGGATAGCACCATCCATTAGCAAAATTTCTCTTACCATTTCAAAGCGTTCCCAATCAACTACAATTGCGGGTGCTTCTGTTGTAATTACAGCAGGGTAAGAGCCATCCTCATTTTTTTCTTTAACGGGCTTAAGCGGTGCCTCGCGTGAACACCATCCTTTAAAATCGATTTGTGTATTTAATTTTCCATCTTTCATTTTAATTACCATTGTTATGTATTAAATGTTTTCCATTTCCATTATTACCGGCGTTTGTTTCTTTGGTATCTTTCTCATCCTGTGTGGTTTTCTTTTCCGCTGCGCTTAAATCCCAATCGAATTGAACGCCGTGTTTTTCTTCAAAATCTTTTTTCATTTGTGCTTCTAACACAAGCTGCTCAAAGTGCTCTTCTAAATCTTTACCTCTTTTGGCAAGCTTATCTTCAAGTGTTGAAAGTCCAGAGCGCAGTTCTTTAATATCTGCATCAATCTGAACTTCCGGCTGTACGCTCTTCCAGGTACGGCCAACCCATTTGGGTTTATTAAATTTTTCTAATTTTTGCGGAGGCAGTTTTACCTGCCCGGATAGTATTGCCATTTGCAGCCAGGTGGTGTTAACGGGATCTAAAAGAGTTTCAGCAAACCAGCTTTGTAAATCTTCGTAACCATCTTCCTCATCATTTTTTGCAGTACGGCTTACAGTAAAATTCATACCGGAATAGTTTGCAGATATAGTTGCATAAGCCATATCGGTACCGGCTGCAACACCGTGCAGGTTAACATCAGTAAATGCCTGGTGAACAGGATGAGGATATTCGCTTTCCATACTTTTAACTTCGTAACCATCGGCCGGCATATATATCTGGCCCTGTTCAAGCTCAGTAATCTTATTGCCGTCACTATCTTCACTGTCTGAATTTGGGTTCGGTGGTGCAAGCGCATCCTTCTGGCGTTGTACTATCCACGGCACATTTGCAGTTGCACGGGTTCTTACAAGAGCGGCCTCTTCAAAACCATAAAGCATTTTTAGGCGGATGCCAACAGGCGCAAACATTGTAACGCCGCGTAACTGGTGCACGGTTTCTTTTATGTAAAGATGGATTATATCTTCTGCAGGAACGCGAGTATAATTTGATGTCCAGTTGTAACCGTACTGCGATTCGTTGTATGGATCGCTCTTGCGGAACCAGTAGGCAACCTTTTGCCAGTACGGTGTAACTTCTACACCCATAACAATTGAGTTGCCGTTATCTAGTTTTTTATTCAAGCGCCAATCGCAATACTCGCTTGTAATTGGCTGTGTAGTAAAACCAAACTTGTTATATTTTTTACCGGATAATTTTTTTATGAATACCTCGCCATCAATAAAAACAGATTGTGCAAGTGTGCCGCAGTAATGCCGGAATGTTTCATCACCTTCGAGCGTGCAATGTTTATCTTTACCCCATCGCGCCCAGGCATCGTTAATCATTGCGTTGGCAGGTTTATCATACACAAAACGAAAACCGGCATCGGTGTTTTGCCACTCGCCGGCTTTGTTGCGCAGGATAAAACCGTTAGGACCTACAATGCCTTTTTTAAAACTTCTTACAACTTTACGTGCATAAGGATCGTTTTGGAAGAGCTCTCTGCCGCGGCCCAGCATTGCCGCACCGCCGGCAGAAATATCATAATTAAATGAACGGGCAAGAGCAATCCAATCGTTTGTTAAACGATTTTGCTTTGCCATATTATAAGCGCGTGCCTGTTTTCCCTCTTTCTTTGCGCGTATTTTTGTAAAAAGTTTTTTAAACATTTTTACTTAATCACCAAAAAACACAATTGTGACCATTAAGCTGTTTGGATCGCCGGCATCGTTACCGGCTGCTGCACCGCGCGTCATTAAAGTAAATCCTTCATAACCACGCCACAAGGGACTGAGTACACCGGCATCAGTTGCAAGTAATACCTCTGTGCCGTATGCACTGGCAGCAACATTAAGTGTTACGGTTTTGGTGGCAACCGTTCCTTTTACAACCGTTCCATCTTTAGCCCAGTTGCAGGGGTACCAGTCAAGCGAATCAATATCCGTTTCGCCTTCGGTAGTTAATGCAATATGTAGCGAATCAATTTTATTGCAGCCGAACTGTCTTATAAGTCCATCCCACCTGTACGAGACATAACTTTCATCAACACTGTTTGCAACGGTCCCGTAATCGTGTGTTACTACACCAACAACACCCTGCGCTTTAACAGGCGGTGAAATAAATGCAATTAGTATAAACACCATTAACATTGCGATTAAAAAATTTGTGCTTTTCATTTTTTTCTCCTTATGGATTAGTAAATTGGATTAAATTTTTATTGCCGGGTGATTTGCCCTGGTCTATTAAATCATTCTGTTCTTCCTGGTTAACAAGGTTTGTATAAAAGTTGCGTGCGCGTATTAGTTCATCCAGTGTTAAGTATTGCAGCTGGCGCGATGAACCCCTTACACCAATTGCAATGCTCATTTGCTCTTTACTTGCACGGCGTAATATTGCAGCTTCCAGTGCTTCTAATGTCTGGCGTGCGTTGGATCTGAAATCGTAATTGGCTAGTACAACAAAATCGGGTTTAATTTCTACTATGCCCCGATCAAGATGCTCTTCGGTTGTACCGTTATCTGCATAACGCAAAAAGCGGAACTCGCCCACGGTGTAACTTGCAGAGGTTGCGGATGCTATTGTAAATTTGTGGTTATCGCCATCGGCAGCAGAATCGATTGTAATTTTTGTTGCAGTGGGGTGGATGAGAACATACTTCATTGTCCAGCCGGCGGATGCTTTGTAATCGCTATCCGATTCGGTGAACTCAAGCTTATCGCCTGCGTAAAGAACTTTAGGAAGTTTAACTTCGCTCATTTTATCCGGGAAAAAGTTTTAGTTTATTTTTCTCGGAGTGTATTATATTACATTATTTTTGGTAAGTAAACGAAATGTCTAAAAATTACCGACGGCAGAATTGAATGGGTGAATGAATGAATGGTTGTATGGTTTATAATTTTTTATTGTATTCGGATTTTAGGTTTTTATTTTTGGTTTCTCTTTTGTCTAACTCTTTATTAAGCTTTCTGCGCGCCGATTCTAACGCCCTTTCATTGCGCGAACTATACCCATAAGTATCCGCTACTCTTGTTTCTAATTCTAATACCCTTAGTTCTTCATAAGTGAAATACATTTCAGCCCTCTTTATTTTTAATTTAATTTTACTCTGACAATTTCATAATCACGTTCCCATAATTCACGTATCAAAGCCTTTGGATCCCATTCTGATTCAAAAACCATTACTCTAATCTCTAACGGCTTTTTCTCCTTTGTATCAAACAAAATAGAAC